TCTGTGGCATTAGCCCAATATTTCTGTCCTTATTGATAACACCCTCTTGAGTGAATAGCATATCACTTTTTGTCTTATTACCAGTCGGAAGACTGTTGTTCTGTTTCATATACTGAAGAAGTTGCATATCAAGAACTTCTTGTGAACCCATTGTTTCAGAATTTCCCCAACGAGTATCGTCATCTCCAAACTTATTAGACGAGTGGCCTATTACACCTTTGCCCACCAATGAGTCTATATAATTATCACCATCTTTCCAATACGCATGTGCTTTGCCACCAAATAGTGCCGTCATTATAAACTCACCAATACCACCACTGTCTGATTTTTTCAATCCATTTCCTGCATGAGCTCCACCATTAGGAGTGCCATCTGCGTTCCTAGGAAATTTATTATTGACTTTCGTCTTAATCATATTTTGGACAGGTGCCTTCTTGCCAACCAATAGTCCAAATATTTTAGATAACCAAGTTTCTGCGTGGGTGTCGTGTACATATGCAGAGCCGGGGGTAGCCATCATACCTAACACTTTATCGTGTAATTTTTTATCTGCTGTGACACCGTCAATGCCTTTTACTAAGTTTTCATTTTTATCACCACCCATTAAACTCACCGGAGTGCCGTCTTCTGCGTATGCTGGACTTCCATCTTGACCAACTAAGCCGGATTTTAGTTTATCCATATATTCTCTATTGGTGAGTTTATCTTTACCAATACCAATCCAGTTTGACCCTCCACCAGAATCGAGTTGTCGTTTTCCGTCCATTTCTCGGTCTATCTCAAGAAATCCTTCGTATATTTCTCTAATCATGAAGATGGCACCAGCAAGAGCTACAACCCAGCCGACTGGGCTGGAGAATAATGGTAACATGAAAGGTAGCCTTGCTGCAATAATTTTCAGGAAAGGTTTAATTCCATATCTCTTAATTAACCTTTCACCCAAAGCCACAACCTTTTTTAGAATTGTCCAAGCGCCGACGGTTGCGACTGATGAGGCGGCAATCGCGGTTTTTGGATTCTCAAGGGCAAATGACATTAATCCCATGTTTTTACCAACACCAGCACCTAAGTCCCCTCCAGTTTTAACACCTTGTCCTGGACTTAATTTTCCCTGTAAGTCGAGTGTTTCTTCTCTGGACGTAACTATTTCTCGTTTGTCTGATTTTAAGTCTCTGGTATTCCAACCTTTTAGTAATTTAAAAATACCCTCGATACCATCACAACAACCACCACTACTTCCTGCGCCTTGGGATGGTAGATTTTCTGACTGCGGCAATAATTGCCCACCTGGAAAGAATTTACCACCTACATCAACACCACCTTTTGGTGCTCTTTGTTGTTGGTATAATCCACCACCAGTAGAATCTGTTTCACCAGTAGAATCTGTTTCTGGTATTCCTCCAAGTAGACCGTTTAGTAATGTTCCTGCAGGTAATTCTAATTTACTTTTGTTTAGTGTCTGGTCCCAACCTTCTTTTTTGGATATATCCTTTAGTTCCTCCATCATAGCTATGGAGGTGTTGTAGCGTGCATCTTCCATAATCTTTTTTAATGCAAGAATTTTTGGGTCTTGTTTATCTAAATCTAATTCAGCATTTTGCTTGACTTTGACATTAAATTCGGAAAGGTTGCTGAACCCCTTATCGCCAAAGAGATTTGTATTTTCTCTTCTAAACACCGACTCCAACTCAGATTCCCTTTCTAAGGCTAACCCTCGTTCTTTAGACATCCTAGCTAGTCTGTGTTCTGGAGCCTTACCTTTGTCACCAACTAGTACACTATGTATTCTAACTAATTCTTTTGTGATAGAAGTCGTAGCGACCCAGTTTTGTTGAGCCATGTGCAACATCTCACCTTGCATACTTTTTGTTTTTTTATTTTGCTTTTCACCATCCGTGTGGATTAATTCTTGTTTGATGAATTGTTTACGCTGAGCGAAGATTTGTTGTATTTGAAAAGCACTTCTGACATTATGGTGTTTTTCTCTCCGGCCAAAAATCTCTCTGTGTTGTTCTTCTTGTTGCTTCTTGAGACCAAGAATACCTTCTGAGTGAATTTCATTATTTTTATCATGGTGTTTTCGGTTTTCTTTCTTTTCAGCAGCATCACCTTCACCTTGTTTATCAAATTTTTCAATAAGGTTAGATATCCCTCCCAAAAGTTCTTTGATGGAGCCGGCACCACCCTTAATCATTGCGGATGTCATCGCTAAACTAGTTAATGTTTCTTGTCCCATTTTATTTCCTATTGATTTCTAAGAGCTGCTGTTTCTATTCTATCTCTTTCTTGTTCTAAATGAGTTTCTAATAACGAAATATATATTTGCCTCTCAAATGGTATCATTCCATTTAAGTCTGATAATGAGTAATTGTGGTGTTGCATGAGTTGAAAGTTAGTCTGATAATGGTTAATCAAACTATCTTCACTCATGCAAATTCGAAAAAACTATTAATTCCTTCAAATACAATATCCTCAGTATATCCACATTTCTTACATTTATAAGGCGCAGTATGTTTTAAAACAGGCTGGTCTTGGAAAAACTTTTGTACTTTGACGAAGTTTATCTCTGTCAAATTTTCTATAAATTCTAATAATTCTTGCTTTGGAGTTTCACTTGCTTTATATACCTCGTTTTTATCGAATATATAATCAATAGAATCTACTATTATTTTAAACGTCTTGGTAATTTGATCCTTTTCCCCTTCGTGTAAATTATGTATTTTTGCGGAAAGGTATTGAAATTGAATTCCTACGTCTTCAGTCAACATCACTTTGGAGTTATCTTCTTTTGGAAATATAACTTTAACTTCGTCTAGGTTGATGTGGACCGAGTTCATTTCACCACACGTCTCGTCGTCCACTATATTCAAACATGCGTAGCTAGGTTCTATTTCTTCTCCTCTACTTTTTGACCTTATATTTAAAAACAAATATTCAATATCAAATTGAGTCAATTTAGTTACATCTAATTTACCAAAGGTACACACATCAACAATTCTAATTGTGGTCTCTTGTATTCTTTGATCTAAAGTTTCTTCATCACCTTCCATTGCGGTTAATAATATCTTTTCTTCTTTTACTAAAAATGGTCTGAATTTAACAGAAACATTAGTTGATGGTATTTTCAATTCATATATTGGGGTTTCAATATTTGGTAGCATAATATATCCTTTATCATTATTTAATTTATTGTAACTATTTATATGTCAATTTTAATCTTGACCAGTTGGTGGTGGCGGTGGTGCTGGTTGATTTTTAAATAGCTCGCCAGTTTCTCGATCCTCGTAAAACATCTCACCACTAGTGCCAAATCCAAATTTAAAATCTAAATCATCTTTGCTATTTCCAATTGCGGTATCTGTCGGTTCTGAAAAGAATGCCTTAATAATTTGCTTGTCTTCGGCTTCGATATAATACACACCACCGTCTGGTAGTGGATTGTTTTTATTACTGTAATCAAGAAAGTCTCTAGCGTCATTTTCATTTTCGAAGTGTTGCATACCCATAAATGTTTTTTTATCATTCGGTCCAACCGATTTATTGTCAAAATACTCTTCAATCACTGCCGACTTTTCTTCTTCATGTAATTTATCATTGTATCGTTGTTTATTTTTTAGATAATTTTGTTCATTTGGGTATGGTATGTATGTTGTAGTAATGTATGACCCATAATCAGTATAGTCTACTCCACCAGATTTAGCCATTGTAGACGGTTCAATCATGTTGTCTTTATGTAAGAAAGAATATGCTGGTTCTCTAGCAGAAATTTTATCTACCCCATTCTGGCTCACTTTCGTGGTACCACTTGGATAAAAGCCACCACCAAACGTTGACTTAGTATATTTATTTATGTCGTCGTCGAAAAAGATTGTTCCGTGAGGATGTTCGCCGGTGCCCTGTGAGTCTGTATCAACACCGTATGGTTTATCAGAAGCAGTTGCTCTTCCATCAATATGCTGTGGTTCAAACCCTACAATTGCGTCACCAATACCTGACTTATTCTCTAATTCAGCAGCTATCTCCGCCTGTCCAATTTCAAAATTCTTTGATTGTTCTAGTTGAGTATCGAGTGCGTCGTCGTTGTATTTAAAGTGAGAGTGGTCTACGGCTTCATTGATGGGTTCTCTGATAAATACTGGCCCTTCACTATTGAAGTCTTTGGTTGTTGCGTCACTACCCCAACTACTACTAAAATCATCCATCATTATGCCACCCATTCCATTACCTATATCCATATTCCAATCAACATCTTCTTCGTGTCCAGAAACTTTATCATTTTTAAAATCGCTATGGATAGTTTCAGACATTGTTGATTTGGTATAAACATTATCTAAATCAAACTTTGCAGGTCCATCCAACCCAGTGTTGGCAGCTTCATCTGCCAAAGGTTCATCAAAGCCTCCAGCATATAAGTATTCATCCAGACCTTCCATGTCTCCGGATTTATTAAACGCTGCAACCTTATCAATATGTGCCCATTCAGCATTTGCGTCAGCTATAAATTCCATTCTTTCTTGGTCATCTACTGCTTTAGTATATGCTTGTTCTGCTTGTTCTGATCGAGTTGGGTTTCCAGTCATATATTTATCTACCTCAGCTGCTAAATCATTTCTTGCTTCCGCTAAAATTTTGACTCCTTCACCTAGAGGTGTAATAATATAATCATCTATTGCATCAGCAATGTATCCGATAGGCCTGGCATTAGCATATATAGCAACATCATCTAGATTTTCATTATGACCATATTTCAAGAAATGTTCAGTTTCTTCCGTTTGAGTTTCCATCATCTCTTGATTATCACTAGCGGCGTCCAACTCGTCCATACCATTTCTGTATTCTGCTATTTCTGCGTCGTCCATCTTCTTTTTCCACGCATCATCTTTGTTTGACTGTAGTAAAAGATTACTTTCGTCTATATTCATGTCCTTGCCGTGAATTCCGTAATATTCATCATTACTATCCAAAATGTCTGTTGTAGTGAATGGGGCTGAAGACTTATCCATAGCAGCCCCAAACGTATCTCCTAAATTATATGAACCATATTTAACCTTGGTGCCAGTTTTTTGTGGTTTAAAATCTGCACCTAGAGTCCATGTGTCTGTTACTTTTTCTGTTTTAATCTCGTTAAGTCCCATGCCCCATCTGTAGTCTTGATTGTCCAACTCTTCCTCACTAGCTAATACCATAGTTGAATCTGTTTTGTTTGCGTATTTAAGTTCTAATTCTTCATCGCTTGAGTTTTTCTCTTTCATCACCTTCCAATCACGGATTGCAAAAGTAACGGTAAATTGTGCTATGGCACCATCACCATATGATAAGTCAACACTACCAACATTAGTTGGATATGCTTCTATTAATTCTATAACTTGTGATTGTTTACCAGACCGTTTCATTGTCTCAATATACATTGTTGTGACATAATCATCATAATACAGCATGGTATATACTGTATCTTCGTTAATTCCGAATTCGTCACTTTGTAATTCTTTATACTCGGTCCAAACGTCTCTACCGCCGATTGCGCTTAACCATCCATCAAAGAAATGTCTTTCTCTATAATCATCAGACAAATTAAAAGTCACCGATACTTCACCCGCTATAACATCATTTGCCATTTTAAATGTTGCACCGAAACGTTTTACGTCAACAGTACCTAATGCTTTGTTTGGCATACTAACAGACTTTGCTTGATATTTTAATAGTTCGTTTGGTATAGTTCTACCTAATTTTGTATAAAAAGATTCCTGTTGTTTGATATTTCCAAAATGAATTTCATATAAGTTTGTTCTGGCTAGGTCACCAGAATATACTAAATTTGAGAATTGTGATACTAGCATTTTATTTACTCCAAACGGACGAAGCCTTTGCTCCGACAAATTTTTGATAAGGTAAGTAAATAACATTTTCCCATTCACTTGATGGTGATTCTAACATTGTTGTTTTTACTTGACTGTATAAGTATTTATGTATCATTTTGTCTGCTCCAGGTATCTTTTTAACTGCATCCCAAGTGATATTAAACTTTGATTGTTTTGATTTAGTGGCAAATTTCATAATTTTATTTAAAAATACTTCACGTTGCTTGGGGGCAAGGTAATGAAAGTTTAGACCAAGAAACCCCTGTGGACCTACATCAAGAACAATAATCAAAGGGAATCTGTCCCAGTACGGTAAAGTTTTCTTGTGTTTGGCATCATATCCAAAGGTAAACATCTTTCCTGGAGTCAACTTTGCTTTCTTGAACCCTTTTGACGCCTTGCCAACTTTGCTCTTAAACCAAGCTGCGCTGCTTTTGGTTTTTTGTGCTTTGGATTTGTTAAATCTATTTGTTGGCATATTGTTACTTTGTTAAATGTTTTTCAGTTAAAATCTTAAATTCCCACTTACGGTCAAGGCAGAATTCTTCTGCTTCTTTCCATTTTGCTTCGTTTACTTTCCAAGTCTTCAATTCTCTTAAATATCTATACTTGCTCTTTTTAGTCTTTCCCATGACAGGAGGTTTACATTGTTTCTCGGGTTTAACCTCAATCAACGTATGCTTAATCGTGCCATCACTATTCCGAGTTTTGATAAGAAAATCCACATAATACTTATGCATTTTGTTATCAACTGGGCTGAAATATGGTATTACTACCTCTTCACTGTTCCACGCAATTACTGATGGAGATTCATCGCAATATCTCATAAAGGTCCTTTCCCACAAACTCCTGTAAGTAACGCCGTCAACGTTCCCTACATATTTGTCTCGGTTTTTAACCTTGTATTTGCCTTTATACGCCATCACATATATTTATATAAATAGTTGATATAACGTTTGATTGAGGTTGTGAACTAATGAATAATACAATATTAAGGTTTCCGCAAGACGATAAGTCTGTAGGTTCTTTTAGAACAAAATTAACATTTAAAACTTGGGGACAATCCGGTGCCGACGCGGGGGAAAACTTCATAGTCGCAGGAAATCCAAGTACAAACACATTCAATATTGATGACGGTAGTATTAATGGTAAGTTGACAACTTCGACGATTGGTTCTGCTGCGATTGATTGGGTTGAACCGAAAATGGAGAGTAAGTATGAATTTGTAATATGGTTGCCCATGCCCCTTCAATTGGGTACTGGTTATGCTGGAGAGTTTTCAGAGAACGACGATATGTTTCATCTGGATAGAGAAGAAATAATAGGTAGTGGTGATAAAGGATATCTTGGTCTTAAAAAAGCTGCAGGTCGGACAATGACTCAATTGACTAAAGAGATAGCTAATATAACAAATAAAATAGTCACTCCAAACTCGTCGGTTAAAATGTCAAGGGCATCAGTTCTAAACAACAACATGGGTATGATTTATAATGGAGCTAGATTGAGGTCTCATACTTTCACTTGGAGACTGACTCCAAAATCAATAGAAGAGCAAGAAACCATTGTTGATATTATTCAAAAAATTAAAATGGCATCAACTCCTGGTGTGTCGTCTATATCTGGAGAAAAGTATGGGTATGAAAATATTTCTGACAGTGAAATTGATGAAGTGAAAGACAGT